TCCAGACATATAGCCGTCAGCTAAAGCCTCGGCAGTCTTGTCCATTGTTAAGATTCTCAACCGCTCGAGCGGTTGAGAATGCTCAGGTTGCTTGTCGCAAACCTCATCAATTATTGATTGTATCTCTTTCATAAAAAAGAAGGCTGGTCACAGGGAGAATGCAAAAAACAACCCCGCACAAAAAACTGGAAACCAGTTTACCCAGCCTTGGTTGATTATTGAACTACGATGTCCATTTCGGGCGCAGCAGACACAAGGGAGCCGATAGAATAGCCGTTGAAGGTGACAGGATCACCTGTCGCAGGGTCAAGCATAGCTTCACCTTCTGCATTCTTCTTGGTTATCTTCTCGGTCTTGATTGTGGCATAAGCAGCCTTGCCTTTGTAAAGGTCTGCATCAGTCTCAACCGTACCCCAAGGATCGTTCTCGTCAGAGCAATTGATCTCAGCGGGGAGGTTCAAGGTACGATGCACACGCTTTATGCGTGGGGCAGACTTCTCCATGAACACCAAGTATTCGCGGAATTGCAAACCAGCAATCCGCACAGTTCCCAAGTCAGCATCTTCGATGGACTCAGGTGCAACGATTTCCCATGACAAGACAACCATTGGGTTGCCAGCTTGGGATGTTTTAGACTCCGCATCAGCAACGCGGATTGTGTATGTGTTTGACGGCAAGAACGGTCGAGCGTTCTCAGTCACTTCGTTTAGGTTTATAGTAGGCATATGTTTTTGTTTATCCTTGCTTCGTGCAAGAAATTATTCACTCAAGGCTAGGTTGTGATAGGCTAGATTACGGACAACCTCATCGAGGCTCCCCACTCCAAAGCAACGCATCTTCAACAGGTCAGCTTCAGTCTTGTTGAGCAGATCGTTTATGCGTTTCATCCCATGTAGATGGAAACAGTTAGAGACACGCTGAGTCCAATGTATGTCGTTGATTTCTGAGTGACGATCAACTGGTTTACACACAACAAGACCCTCTATCTGCTTGAATAGTTTTTCCGGGCCAAGTATAGAACGCTTGCGCCCATGCAGAGACCAGATTTTAGTCTCGGATTCATTCAGGTTTAGTTTAACTGACTGAACAACCATGCCAGAGTCTAGGTTAATGAGGCAGTCACCATAAGCTTCACTTGTTAGTGTTACCCAATTAGGCATAGTATTCCTCCAATCCTGTGATGACTGTGTTGAGATCGTTAGGTATGTAGAGGTCTTTGAACAAACCAAGCGGAGTCTTTGCGGAGGTTATCCCATCAGAATTTGTTTGGAAACAGTATTCGATGTTGTCCTTCTCACGCCTGACTTCGGTGAACAAGACAAGGAGTAGCTCCTTCTCAATGCACCCCTCATGGACTTTACCCTGCACCTTAATGCGGCGCGTGTTATATTCGCCGCCAGTTGGTTGCATGATCTTAACAATCTCGTCGATGGCCGTGATAACGACTGTGGCCTTCTCATTCTTGAGACTCTCCAATGTTTTGCGGATAGCCTTGTTGTAGTACGACCATACATCGTAGCCCTTGTACATTTTCTGAGCTGTCTCAATGAGAATCTCACAATACTTTGTGAAGGACTCAATGACAACAATCTCAGCATTCTGCAAGGCAGTAGCAATCGCCTTGTCAATGTCAGGCAGCGTGTTGGCTGTGATGATTTGGAAGTTTTTAGCTTCCCTAAACGGTAAACCTTTCCGCTCAAGATCAATGATGATTGTCTTGTCAATGGGAAGATTCCGCAACGATGTTGACTTACCAGAACCGCTGGAGCCAACTATTCCTATTAGTGGTTTATTCATTTTTCAGTTTCTCCTTCAATACCGTAAGGTAATGAAATTGGTCAATAGTCTCCTCGATGGCAGCGTCAATGAGTTGTGTGGTGGTCATGCGCCACATTCCTTTGTCGCCTTTTGGGTTGTGTTCAAGTGAACCAACATCGAATTTCTTGGGTGCTTCGCGCACAAAGTTTGCGAGAGCGAGTCGTTTAATTTCTGGATCGGTCATGTTTGGAATTTCAGGGGATCGTATAGTTTAGTGTAGTAGTCGTTGTCAATGACGGCTTCAAAGTGTTCACCGGCATTGCAGATGTTTGTGAACCGGCACATACCAAACTTTGTCTCACAACAATTGAAGTTGGGAAGGAATGGGATGCTGTCGGTAAGTAGTCCTTTCTCAAGTTGATCGGTGAAGTTTATGACGGTGTTGGTCAAGTGTTCCTCAAACTTCTCCATTCTGTCAGGAGAGAAGTCGAGGATTGCACTTCGTTGGAACTTGTTCTTACCCGTCCGCGACAAGAAGATGCCGTTAATGATGGCTTGATAGTTGCGGTCAGGGAACAGCTTGCGTAAGACCATCGTGTAGGCCATCAGTTGCGTAGACATTCTGTAAGTGTCTAGGTAACGATCAACGCCTGTAATTGCCGTGGACTTGTGGTCGCAAAGGATGCTTTGGCCGAAGTAAGTCCCAATGAAGTCTATTGTCCCACACAAAAGAACGTCGATTGTGTCGTTTGAGTAGAAAGGGAAGGCGAACTTCATCTCAAGCAGCGGCTCCCCCATGTGCCTCTCAACAACAAGACCATCAACATCAGAGTAGTTGTCGAAGTATTGCGTTAGACAGGTTGCAAGATGACCGGCGGTACGCCAATCGGAGTCAGGAACGATTATCTGTGGGTTTGAGTAGTGTTCCAAGGCCATGTTCATTGATTCGGTCTTGTCTCCCGTACCATAGTAGTGTTCCAAGGCTTTGTGATAGGCTGTGCCGTATTCCATCTTGTGATTCATGTGGTTATTCCGTAGACCACGAACCGTGGTAAAGAAGAACCTGAGATCGCAAGTGGATTCACGGTATGATGAGGCATCTATTCTCAAGATGTACCTGTCTTCGGTTTTTTCAAGTAGATTTTTCAAGGTTAATTTTGCGGCCCCGCCGCTTCTTTACTAGGATTAACTCGTCTGGTTCTGCTGTGCGTGAGATTTTAAGATATGGTTCCATGTGCGTAAGCAACTCGGAATCTGTCATCTCCTCCAGCTTATCAACTGAAACATCCAGTAGTTGTTCGATTGTCATGTTTTTATATCCATCGCTGCAATGAAGATGCAGCCAAAGAAGACGATGAACCAAGCAAGGCTGAAGAGGTCGTAGAGAATACCAGCTATCATTTCATCACCCTCACTTTCGATTCAGTAACCTCAACTTCAGAGTCGGAGTCTACAAGATTATAAACCCACTCCTTGTCATCGGGATTAACGGCAACGCTCCGCTCAAACAACTCGGAATCCTTGGCAGTCTTGTACCATGTTTCCAAATCATTCTTCCAGCGGATGCTATCGTTGAATTCATACTCAAGTTCGCGGAGAGTCATGCGGTTTTTAACTACGTCTTTGAAGTAGGCAAGGATTCCATTGTCCAGCTTGCGAAAGGCAATGCGAGAGCGGAGGATCACATACTTGTTATCATCGAAGTTATCAATGATGAACTTAAAGCCGTCGTTGAACTTGACATAGAGGGTGTTTGGCGTGAAGCCGGTCTCTTGCGATGAGATGTAGACATCTTTGCCGGTCTCAAGCAGACGATCAAGGATTGGTTGAACTTGCTTCGCCGCATTAGGCGAGTAGCTTGATCTGTTTATGCCAGAGTTTTCGCTTTGCATTGTTCCATCAATTCTTTTGCTTGCTCAAGATCACCCTTAGCCACAGCAGCCTGAGACATCATGAATAACTTTCGCGCAGACAGACCGCGAATTGTGGGATGCCAGTTCTTACAATCTTCAGCAGAAAAGACACAACCATCTGGATGCTCACGATATAATTCATCCTTGTAACGCTCAAGCTGAGACGTTGGCAAGTTCTTGGGTAGGCTGTTCTTAACCTTGGTTCGCAAGCGCGATTGAATCTGTTGATTCAGCAGGGCAAGGACAGTCGCCTCGGTGTAGGATTCAACTGCCTCAGACAGCTTCTCAAAGACAGGAACAAAGAACTTAAGCCCTTTGAAATCCCCGTCAACGTATTTTTCTTGTTTATGTTGCATAATCTAGGTTAAAAGGTTAACCTGCTGATATGTTAGCAGGAACTATGCCAACTTTTTTCGGTCGGGTAATACTAATAGATGATAAATTCACCCAATAACTCGTACCGTGCCATGATACCTTGTACCTCTCTGTAGTTCCCGTCGAGTGGTGTTAGCTTTAGGATTTTAGTGGCCATGTCTTGCGCCTTCTTCCTCTCAATATCGTGAATCTTGTGGATATACAGGGCAAGATCATTGGGTCGCTCTCTTATTGGCGTAGTTCTTATGATAAAAACCGTGAGACGATGGTAGAGGTCTAGTCTAAAATCGCCAGACTTGACCATCTCCTTGAGATCACGGTTAGTTGAGCAGACTATTCGACAAGTTGCCGTGCTGAGTTTAGCCGCTCCCACCTTGCGAAACAGTTTGTATTGGATAAATCGCAATAGTTTCGGTTGTAAAGTAAGTTTGAGTTCCCCAATCTCATCAAGAAACAGCGTTCCTTGAGCGGCTAACTGGACAAGGCCGGAGGTGTCACGAGTTGCTCCTGTGAAAGCCCCTTGTTTGTGACCGTAGAGGAGTGACTCAAAGAGGTCTTCTTGCAGGGTGGTGACGTTGATGGGTACAAAATTATTGCCGCGTGTGGCTTCTTGACTGGATGTGGGGTGACGATCCCCATGTAGGAGTTCAGCGAAGTGTTCCTTCCCTGTGCCAGACTCCCCCGTTATGAGAACAGGAGAGTCTTGGCTTGCTAGGACTTGGGCAAACCTAATTTGCTCAAGCATATACGGGTCTTCAGTCAGCATCTTGCCAATCTTCGACATCAACCCAGTCTAATTTCAACATCTTTTTCCAATCCCACTCACTCGGATGACCGTCGAAAGACGAGTATTCAAAAGTGAGTTCGATTGTTATTGTGTTGAGCTTCTCGTCATCTACGGGTGGGTGTTCGTTCTCCCGCTGACCCCATGCGTCTAATGTTCCGCTCATTTGGTGAGGTGTTTGAGGACTTGACGGCTCGTGCGCTGGACTTGCTCAAACTTATCCTCGGCAAGTGGCGTGAGGTATTGAGTGACTGCGTTGTAGAGGTTGTAGGTGCTGCGACTCCTGTCTAGGTCGTAGGTTGGCTTGTCCCATATCTTCTTGATCTCCTCGGCGTGTTTCTTGGCAATCACTTTATCTTTGACCATTGATTCAACCATCTCAACGCCTTCACGCTGGGTGATGAGGGTGTTGGACATTGACTTGAAAAACTCAACGGAGGCAGTCCATTGTAGTTTGCTCTGCTCAATTGTCTCCGATAGGAAGCTAAGGTCAAGCTCCTCGTCACGACTCCTGTGTTGTCGGGTGACGTGATTGTCTTTGGCCATCACAACCATCCCATTTGTGCAGATGATTCGGAGAAGACCAGCAGCTAGGTCTACCCCACAAGAGCCATCGTAGGAGTTCTTGAGGAGTAAGCGAAAGCCCACATCATCACCAGCTTGTATCTGCTTGCGCTGATCGTTGAAGTCGTAGACGGCGTAGAGACGGCGGCCACCTTTGATTGAGTACAGCTTTCGCCTGTAGTCTCCGAAATCAAGGCAGGATTGAACAGCGTCAAGGGCATCTTGATGATGGACGATCTTGTACTTGTCCGAAGTGATGGCGAGGCACTCGCCTGTGTCTGCACGAAAATTACCAGAGTAGCCTTCGATCAGCCGTCCAGTTCTATCGTACACCTTTTGTTGTTTTACTCTATAGTTCATTGATTTTTACTAGTGCTTGTTCTATTAGTGTTTCGTCTTCTGTGTTTAGTTCATCACCCAGTTGTACAAAGAAAAGTTGTCTTCCAGTATCACATTGTGTGCAAGTACCGATTGCCAACAGTTTCAGATTACGATGGATGATAAGTGGTCTGACAAACTCGGAGAGAAGTCCATCTCGCTGAGTTTCCCAAAAGTAGCTGTGCATTACCACGGGTGCAAACAATGTAGCGATTGGTTATGCTGCTGGATTACAACCGGCGCACATAATGCAGCGATTGGTAACGGTGCATTACTACTGGTCATCATAATGCAGCGATTGGCTACCACCATGAGTTGTAGAATATCTGCCAGCCATCCCGCATGAGTTGCTTCGCTGATTGGCAGAATTGTTTGTCCTTCTCATAGTTGAATTCAAAGTAGTGGTTCATGTCTGAGTAGGAATCTTGGCCAAAGAAGAATCCGATAGTCTCAGGCAGTTTGCCACATTTTACTGATTCTTCAAGGGTGATGATGTCTTCAAGTGTTAGGTCGATTGGCACACAATTGAATACTTCTGTGCCGCCTTGCCGATTATAGACTGACTCTGCCCAGCCTTGCAGCCTGTTGTGCTTGCGCCAACAGGCTATCTCTCGGACAACCTGAGTAGGATGTCCAAGGATGTTTATTGTTTTGTGGGCCATTGCCCATTGATCTAGTCCCATTTTAGTAGTCGTATTTTATGGAGTTATCGTCTGGTGGAAGTACCGTCATTGGGGGAACCCAACAATGTACCTTGTACTCTCGTTGATATTTGTGGTATTGCGGATTAGCCCGATTAAGCGCGCGCAACTCTTTGCGTTGTCGGTCTGAGAGTTTATCATGTGCCGTGAAATAGTCTTTCATGATTGAAACCTTTTCATGAATTTTGTTAGTGATTGACCAGATGCCTTGTATTCGCGGAGCGTCTTGATCTCCCAAGGCGTTGTTGCCTCCCAATCTCCACGCAAGACTCGCAAGATTATATTCTTGGTCATCTTACG